GCATTGGCCCCTGGCCCAACACATCATCACCGCGGGCTGGATCTACAATGACGGCAGCCTGCACCGGGCGCTGGATTTCCGCGCAGCGGTGGGCACGCCAGTGTACGCTGCGGAGGCCGGCACGGTTGCAATCGCGTACCACTGGAATGGCAAGCGCACCAGCGGCGATACAAACAGCTATGGCAACATGGTCAAGCTGAAACACGCTACATACAAGTATGGTACGCTCGAAACGCTGTACGCACATCTTAATAAGATTGTTGTCAAGCAAGGTCAGCAGGTGCAGGAGGGTCAGCTGATCGGCTACAGCGGCGATACCGGCAACTGCTATGGAGCACACCTGCATTTTGAAGTGCGCTGGAAAGGCCAGCGCACCAACCCGCTGAACTGGCTGGACAACGATTTTAGCACGGCCAGCAGTGCGGTCAAGCTGGGCAGTTACAGCAGCGTAACGCACGATATGAAGGAAGTGGAATACATGTATTATGCAATCGACGTGTCAAAACACCAGGGCAAATTTGACTGGCAGGCAGCCCATAGCAAGGGCATTCGCCATGCTATGCTGCGCGCCGGGTATGGCCGTTACAGCAGCCAGAAAGACCCCCAGTTTGAGCGCAACGCAGCGGAGTGTGCCCGCCTGGGCATCCAGTACGGCGTGTACTGGTACAGCTATGCCAGCACCCCGGCGGAAGCCCGGCAGGAGGCCCGCTGCTGCCTGGCAGCGATCAAGGGCAAGCACCTGTGCCTGCCGGTGGCGTATGACATTGAGTATGAGCCGTGCATCCTGCGCCTGACCAATGCCCAGCGCACGGCACTTGTACAGGCCTTTTTGTCGGAGATTGAGGCCGCAGGGTATTACGGCATCCTGTATGCTAGCTGCGATTTTATCCGCAATCGGTTGGACCACAAGTTCCTGTCCAAATATGATATTTGGGTAGCGCAGTACAGCAGCAAGTGCACCTGTCCCCTGCCCTATGGCATGTGGCAGTATTCCAGCCGCAACGCCCTGGGCATCCCCGGTTACGGCACCAGCCTGGACTGCAACCGCATCTACAAGGACTATGAGCGGATGATGATCCAGGCGGGCCTGCAGGGCCACACCGCACCCCCGCCGGAGGATACCACCCCCAATAAGCTGGACAAGCAGCGGATTACCATTGGCCGTATCTCCAGCGGCGACCGCAGCACCATCCGCGCCCTGTGCAATGGGCTGGGGCTTATCTCCGCTGGCCTGTACCGCGAAACCTGTGCGGATGGCAACCAGTGGATGCTGGACGTTGGGCCGGTATCCAGCGGCGATGCCTGGTATATTATGCGTCAGTGTGCGGAGCTGAAACTCATTGAAGCAGGGCTGTACAAGGCCGAGTATGTGGGGTAATACCTTGGAGTCAAAACAGATTAGCATAGGAGGATATTTATATGCGTTGTGTCAGCACCAAGCATGTAGGCACTGACCCCAAGACCAGCAAGCAGTTGGTCGAGGCAATGATTATTGCCGACACGGAACCCGAAAATCTGCCCACCACCGGCAAGGGCATTATCGGCATGAGCGAGAGCGAGGTTTTCGCCCCGTTCAGCCTGATTTATGTGCTGGCTGAGGATGCCAAGCACAAAATCTACATTGCCGGCGAAACAGGTCAGTTCATCGGCCAGTAAGGAGGCGGCATCATGCAACTTTCTGATGTAGTGCGCATCGCCATCATTTTCAGTGAGGACGCTAAACGCTATGCAAAAAAGCTGGCAGGGAGCATCGACCTGAGTGGCAAAGCCGACAAGAAAAAGCCCGCTGCGGCGGGCAACCTTGCGGCGCTGGATGCAGGCGGCAATCTCGCGGACAGCGGCAAAGCCGGTGCCAATGTGGTCGTCAAGGCAAAGCCCGGCAAGGTGGGAAACCTCGCCGCGCTGACGGCTGACGGCTCCCTGTCCGATTCCGGGATTGACCCGGCAACCAAAGCCGACCTGCAGGACGGCAAGACCAAAACCGCTCAGATGGCAAAGTCGTTCACATTCGATAAAACGACTGTGAAATTCAACTACTAAGCGGAGGTGCAACACCTATGGCAAACAAAGTTTTTATCGACAACATCCTTGACCCTACTACCGGCGATCAGGGATTTTTCCTCGGCATGAATGCCGACAATGGCTATCCCGGCATGGATTTGAGCCTGAAATTCGCGGAGGAAATCAAAGGCTACACCAGTGTGTGGAAGTGGATTCAGGCCCGCATCAAGGCCGGGAACTTCTACGGTATCCATGTGGGCGACTACATCCCGTTCAACTGCACGAACAGCGCCAAGACCCGCATCGTGGCTGTCGTGGCGGGCATCGACACCTACTACAAGTACGGCGATCAGCCGGTCGGTCATCACATCGACTTTATCTCCAAAGACCTGTGGCCGACAACCATTCAGTACAACCTCGCCAACTTCAACAATGGCCTGATTCCCGTCGAGAAACTGTCCGGCAATGGCAGCACGACCGAGTTTGTGCTGACGAAACAGATGGACAGCATCGACAACATCATTGTGGGCAGCGATCAGGTCACGGGCTATACCTACAACGCATCCACCTTTACCATCACGTTCGACGAGGCCCCTGCCGCTGGCACGAACAACATCACCGTGACCGGCAAGGGCGACAAGCACCCGTGGCTGTGTTCCCATCTGTATGCGTTCCTGAACTCCCTCAAGATGCAGGTGCCCAACGGCACGGGCAAAGACCCCGCCGTTAAACAGGTGGATTACAGTCAGGGCGGCGTGTACTGCTTCCTGCCCGCCGAACTCAAGGCTGTTATCGCCAACAAACGCGCCATGCTGGGTGAGCGTTACTCGGCCAGCGGTCTGCTGAACAGCGATAATGGCTGGTCGTGGACGAACCTCGGCAATCTGTGGGTGCCTACCGAGATGGAGGTCTGCGGCGCTCCCGTTTGGGGCGGCAACGGATTCTCCGACGCCGGATTTGTCCAGTACCCCATCTTTGCCCACAACATGAATCGTGTCAAGGGCCTCGGTGATGGTGGTGGCCGTAGCAACTGGTGGGAGCTTACCCCTCTCTCCGGCAACTCCTCCACCTTCTGCTATGTGTACAGCACCGGCAGTGCGTACACCAACAATGCCTCCA